TAGCTTCTCCTTTACAAAGTTTTCCACCTTTATCACAGGTGTTTTGGGATGAAATATAACCCCAAAATCTTTATATACATCTTCTAGCAAATTAAATGACTTATTTCTAGTGTTAATTGCGTATATTAATTTAGGCATTTTCTCTCTCCTTTTTAGGTTTGTTTATTTTAGGTCTTGTTATTACAGTTAAAGGCATTAAAAAATCTGTTTTATCTTGAATATGATTTTTTATTGTAGCTTCAACAGTAATTTTGTTTCCAATTTGGAATTTTGCATCTCCTCTATATTCAACTAAATCTTTTGAATTACCAAAATAAATTAATTGATTATCATTATTATCTTTAAATCTGTGAACAAAACATAATCCATATTCTCCACTAAAAGAATATATGTCTGTAATAGTTAATTCTAAATTTAATTTTTCTCCGATAGTTCCGATATGAGAATATTTTGCGTATTTTGCTTTTTTAGCTTCAAGTTCTAAATTCCATAAATGATCTTTATGGTCAAGAATATGTTGTTCGTGATATTGTGGTATTTTCCATCCTGTTTTCCAAGAATCTCTATACCAAATATTAACAGGAACATCAGAGCCAACATAATTTTTTGCTTTTGCTTTTGCTTCTTTCAAATCAGTTGATAATTTTGAAATATAAGTTTCGCCATCATTTAAAATATAAAACACACCCTCAGCACCTACTGAGATGTGGTAGCCTGAGGGTATGTTGTCTTTATACATTATGCTCTCTCCTTTTCTAATTTTTCAATCTTTTCTCTATCCATTTTATTTTCAAATGCAGTTAGATATT